ACATAGCGGCTTTGATTATGTTCTTCATAATCGGATTGTCATAGATGTTTCTTACATAGGTGGCAACGCCTCTAAAGTAATTGCCTATACCTTCAGCAAGTTTAGCAATAGCCTCTGTAACTGAAGTGATGCTGCTTTCACCGCCGCCAGCAAGAATGGTTAGGGCATCTAATAATCCCTTGCCAATAGTCTCTTTAGCATTTTCAGAAGAGACTGTGAGCGCATCCATTTTGCCTGCGTAAGTTGCTAAGTATGCAGCGCTTGATCCGGCGAACTGACCGTTAAGTTTTTCCATGATCTGCTCAAAAGACATGCCAGCAAGTTCCGCATTAGTTAGACCTGTTGCGTACTTCTTGAGGCCTTTCATATTACCTACGAATGCGTTGCCTAAATCTGATGTTACCGTTTCGAGCGCGATACCCGACCCGCGTGAGATTTCAATAGCCTTGGTTAGTAAGTCTTGCGCATAAGTCAATGAGCCTGTCTGGGTAATTAACTTACCTAGCGCTGGGCGAAGTTTATCGTCTAGAACATTTGTCGAGGTCTCAAGGCTAGAGATGAATTCTTCATTGGCTGCGACTGCAAAGTCCACGCCTAAGTTTTTTAATGTGTTGGCTAGGGCTGCGGCAGCCTTTTGGTCATCCATAAAAGCCTTAACTGCGGCTTTACCGAATGAAGTAATAGCACCAACTGAGAACGCGGCAGCCATTGCAACGCCAAGTTTTTTAACGCCCTTTTCGAGACCAGAACTAGCTTTACCAGCCTTAGTGAATGCTTTTGCGCCGGTGAACTCGGAGGCAATATCTATTCTTAAACTAGCCATTAGACATTAGCCTTTCGCGCATTAAACTTAGCTGCGGATTTCTGGATAGCCTGGAGAACTCCAGCGGTTGCCTTACCTTGATCTTCTGTAAAGGCTCGAAAGATTGCGCGGCCTGATGACTTCTGTGATCGACCTTTAATATCTCCGCCAAGTTGAGGAGTAAAGTTTCCTACAATTCCAGATTTGCGACCAGCTGTCTCATAAATAGCACCTGCTGCGCTCTTATTAAGAACTGATGCAAGCGCTCTAAAACCTCTAGCGTTTGCCTTGCTTGGTGTAGTTTTAAAGCTGATACCTCTGCGAGCCTCACCTGCATCGTAGTAACGAGCAGCCCATTTGCCTTTAGCGTTATCACGCTTTAGCCAACCGCTAGGGGCTTCTTCGTTTGACGGAAGAAAACCCCTAGCGTTTTTTGCTAGTGGCTTCACGAAAGATGCGATCTCTTTACTAGTTTCTTTAGCTAGATCAGGCTCAAATTGCTTCAAGGCTTTTCTAAGCGCGAGACCGCCGACTACTCTTGCTGGCATTGTCTCGCTCCTTTGCTATATCTTTTAGTACTTCAATGTGCGCCTGCAAAGCCATCGGAGAAAGATCTACGATGCTTTGGAACGGAACTCCAAACTCATGACTCAAACGAGCCGCAAGATAGCAGACTGAGTTCCGGTCTATCCTAAAGGGTCAGAATCAACCACATCCACGCTGACTAGCGTTTCAATGAACGCTTCGCCGAATGGCTTAACGGTTTCGCCTGATCGCCGAATGGCTTCCCAGCACAACCAGTAGATATCAGATTGCTTCTGATGTTCTACGATGGCTTTGTGAAAACCCATCTTGGCGTAGTTCTCGAAGGCGTACTCGATTACAGGTGTGACCTCGTACTCGTTAACGCTTCCATCTACCCTTACTACCTTTAGTTTTGCCATGCTTTGCCCCTTAGTTAGTTGTTTAGAATGTACCTGTTGTGGTAACTGCAATAGTACCTGAGACATTCCAAGTTACGCTCTGCATTGAAAGGTCTGCAACTGCGCCGTTGATATCGGTTGTGTTGTTAACCAAGCATGTCATTGTGTAAAGAGGGTTAGTCGCTGAGACAGCAGTTCCCTTTTCTTGCAAGAATACGACTGTTACATTTGTGCCCCATGCAGCTTGCAGAGTTGCAAGAACATTGGCTGATGCTGTGTCGTTTAGGAAGTCGATAGTGATAGAAGATGCTTCCAAGCCTTTAACGAACTTATGTCCGTTATCGCCCATGGCTGTAACTTCGAGTTCATCGAATGTGCGGTTGATAGTTACCGCTGTTGCATGATCTGAAAGATCGACAGAGTTAACCTTAACGCCGACCTTGTTGTTTAGAAATACTGCCATTTAGGTTATTCCTCGTCTTTCTTAGTAGATGGTTTTGGTGCTGCTGGCGCTGTCTGACCAATCTTGATCAGGAACGCTTCTTGTTCTTTTTCCCATTCATTCATGGTCTAGCTCCAACTCGTTAGGACTGATAGTGACATTGAACATGTTAAAAGATCGCCCGATGCAGCATTGAGAACGCTAGGTGCGCTCACTTCTCCCACATTATAGACGATAGAGGAAGCAGCTAGTTTGTTAAACACAGCAACTAGCCGATCCTCAATTCCATTGAGATTTCCTTCGTTGTCCAGTAATGGCACGAAGATGTTGACCAGAAAATTAGCCATTGGCGCGATGGTGTTGTAACCATTGTTAGATGGAGTTACATAAGGGTCGGCCGGTGATAAAACCACACTGTTAACTATCGGTGTGCTGGGCGGAAATGAAAATACTGACCAGAGTGAGTTATCGACTAGCGCAGCTGCAATGGTGGCGCGGAGTGTTGAGATCGCTGCCATGGTTAGCCAACCATCGAGCGCGGATCTAGGTAAGGTGCAAGCAAGCCGCGAACGCGAGCAAGCAAGGTATTAGACATAGTGAACGGGCTAGGAGTGAAGCCGTCAACTGACATTCCTTGACCGCTTGGTGCTTGGCGCGCTTGCCAGATAGCGATAGATAACATTAGCGATGCTTCTTGAACTGCTGGAACTGTTGAGTAATCAACATAAGTGTCTGCGGCTGCTGAGCCATAAGGGTTAATTGGGTGGTAAGGCGTAGCCACATTGTTATTGCCTGTAATCGCATAAGTAACTGAATACTCACCCACGCCAGTTAGTGTCTTGTTACCGTTGTGCTTTGAACCGCAGCCTGTAAAGACCAAAGACTGTCCAACATAGAACACTTCTTGAACATTGTCTTGAAAGTAAGAAGTGCCGGTATTGGTTGTATTGCTATGCCCAATAACTGGAGTCGTGTTAGCCCATAGAAAAGGGATCAACACATTGTCTGCTGCATCGCATACTGACTGCAAAGTGGCATCTGCGTAGAGTGTGCCAACGCCAAGTGCGCTGCGAAGTTCTGCAACTGTTGTATAAGACATTTGATCTCCTTTCTAAAGACTGGCGGGATAGAAGGGCACTATCCCGCCAGCGACTTAGTTTGCTGCGATTAAGCAGTCATGTTGAAGCGGCGTACGCCCTTGCCAGATTTGCCGACATAAATTGCAAGATAACCATAAAGTGCAATTTCCAACTCGCCTGTGGTCAAGACATTAAGGCGTAGTTGTGTCTGTGGGCTTTCCCAGCAATATACAGAACCTGGTGCAACGAGGAATGCTGACTCGTCAACTAGGCCTGATGTTGTGATGTTGTGATCCACGATGAGATCAGTTCCGAGAATGTTTCCACGAACGCTTGAAGCAACTGCTGTTCCTGATGCGTTCTGTGTTGCGCCCTGTGCTGAGTAAAGTGCGCGACCAGTTGTGTCTGCGTAACCTGCAATGGCTGCCCATTGGTCAGTTGATGCGATCAACTTGTTAGCGAAGTCTCCGCCAGTTCCCTTGTAGGCCTTTGCGCCTTCAACAGAGATGAATGACTGAAGTCCTGCTGCTGTTGTTGCAACTGATGTTGCTTGAGTTCCGTCTGCTGTGAATGCAGCGATAAGTGCCTTATCTGTTGCTGCTTCGTAGGCTTTACGGAGTTCTGCCATAAGAAGTTCCATGAACGCAGGTGAGCTGCGATCTATTAGCTCCCAAGATACTCGGTTGAGTCCGGCGAACTTGTTAATCGAAACTGTGTCATAGGCTGAAGTCATGCCTGTATCAGTAACAGATGCACCTTCGTTAACATCTGCAACTGCTGGTGCTGTGTCTGCTGATGTTGCCTGAGTGTAAAGGCGAGGAACTGTGAAGGACATTCCTGACTCTACAAGTGGCGCACGAGTTACTGCATCAAATGACGGACGGCCTGAAAAGGTGTCTGTGATGAATGAGTTAAGGTGAAGTGGAAGTGTCAAACCTGTGTTAGTTGATGTTGAGTCATCTGCTGCACGAACTGTGCGGCGTGCTTCGTCATCGCCTAGAGCAGACTTGATAGATGCTTCTAGATATTGTGCTGATGAAATTGGTGCAATGCGCTCTTTTGCATAAGCCATTGCTGGAACAGTTGCGCGTGCGGCTTCAACAGCCGTTGCCTCAACTTCTGGTGCTGCTACGGTGTCTGGAGTATTTTCCACGACCGCCTCGCTTTCTGGTTGTGTGTTTGGTTCAACAGGGGTTTCTACTTCCTCTGCTGCGATCTCAAGAACCTGAGCAGACTTAAAAGCCGGTTCAGTTACTAGAGAAACTTCTTTTAACTTCGCTGCTGTGACAACTGTGTGTCCAGCGCGAGACGGTGCTGATGCGATGATCTCTGCACCTACTGAAAGACCGCTAACGAGTCCTTCTTGCGCCATAACGAGTGCATCATTGCCACCTGTTGAGCGACTGAGTTTGAAAGTAGCGTAGATGCCGTCTGGTCGAACTGTGGCAGTCATCATGCGGCCGATAGGCTTCTTAACATCATGCTGTGATAGCAACTTAATCTTAGAAGGATCATCTATCTCGATGCTTCCTGCTTCAAAGACTACGCCGCCAAGATTAGTGTTACCGATTTCGCCTGTACCCATTGGCACGATTTTGCCTGAAATTTCTCGGCGTTCCTCGCTGCATTCAATAGATGCTGCTTCGATGTATAAGGTTTCCATTAACTCATGCCTTCGCTTCCGTTAGGAGTCAGATCCGTCATTTCCATAGCCTGTTCAGTTGTAATAAGTCCTAGAGTTAGCAGCTTCTCAATAACTTGAAGTTCAACCATAGGATCTTGCTTTAGGAAAGTGTCAAAGACTGCAAAGCGGACTTCATGTCCAGCAGTGCTGATGTCATCCATGCTCATGCGAGTCTGGATTGCCTGAATGTAAGGTTCGATCGACAGAGCAAAGAACTGCTTGCGTTCTTCAGTAACATTTGCATAAGTCATTGTCGTGTTCTGATCAGCGCTTAGGTAGTAAGCTGGAACATTCATAGCGCGAGCAATTTCAGTTGATAGGTTCTGAATAGCCTCGTTGTACATCATGTCTTTAGGTGAGAACTGTGTTGACTGGAACTCAAGAGTAGAAGTGAGATAAGCAGTTGAATTATTTTGACGGCTGCGCTTCCAAGCAGATAGAAGCCCAGAGACTTCTGCTGGTGGTAGGTCTGCGCCTGTGTTCTTTAAGATGCCTGAACTCATTGGAGTTGCAGCAGAGATAGATGCGGCTCTGTTGATGTCGATCGCGGCTTGAATAGTTCGACCAGCGCGCTCTAATACGCCTTCATCTAATCCTTGAATAGTTACAATATCGTTCATGCTAATAGGCGCGATATCTACATAATACTGAGTAATCATTATGCCTTCAAGATCAGTTGTATAAGTTACGCGAGAGTTAGCGATCCACTCAAAGGCTGAAGGGCGGCCGTCCTCAGCATAGCGTTCTGTTACACGAAGATAAGCAACTCCGTAGAATAGCAAAGAGTCCACGATCCAGTTAATCGTTACGAATGAAGGCTGGTTTTTTGATAGTTGGTTAATCCAACGAGGCGGCGCTATAACTTCGCCGGTGCGCTTGTTGTAATACTCTAAAGGGATAGAAGCAACTGTGCCACAGATTAAATTGCGAGCGCGAGCAACAGAAGGAACAGACATTGCATCTTTGCGCGAAGTGCGAAGGGTGAGGTTGCTATAAAGTGAGGGTAAGTTTTCGCCCATTACCTGTGGCGCTGCTTGCGCTTCTACAATTAGCGGCTTGCGCGAAAAGATACCCATAGGGTGCAATTATACACTACATATAGGTCATTCCGTATAGATAGCCGCTACCTGTTGTGGTTTATAAAGCATGTGAACAACCATCGCGGTTGCAATAGCGCCAGAGACATCGCCCGCGGATTTTCTTTTAACGATACGCCAAGCAGAGTCGTTAACTTTAGCTGCGCAGTTATTCATCTGTTGTATCCAATTAGCCTGACCAGAATGAACCACTCGAAGGTTAACGAGACCATCAAGAAGATCACCGCAAGCCTGATAGAACGATGCGCCAGAGATATCCTGAGTCATGCATCCAGCGTTGGTCAACTTATCTGCAATAGATTGCGCTGTGTATTTGTCGTAACAGATTTGGCGTGGGCGATAATTGTCTGCCCAGCCTTTAATATCTGCCGCGATCTTTAGATCATCAACTGAGACTGCACTCTCCCAAGTCTGCAAAATGCCTACTCCGATGCGACCATCGGGGAGTAATTGACCGGCAACTAGCGAAGCATTGCGCCTAGATGGTGAGACATCGAAACCGAATACTGTGTAACCACCAGGCGGGATCGTAAGATTTGCATCGCTTGTATCTTCAAGGATGCCATGAGGCCAAGGTGAACTTAGGGAGTCGATCCATTGGCAAAGCAATTCTGTACGAGTATTTTCTATAGGCGAAGTCGCTACCGACTCCTCTAAGGTCTCTTTAGTTACGAGATAACCAAGCGCGGGGTTAGCAAGCGCCCAAGATTTAGGATCATCTATCTTGCAATACTGAGGCGCTGAGTATTCGTAGAAGCCGAAAGACTTGGGTGGATTATCCAAGGCTCGTTCTCTTAATCCATTTAGAACTACGCTGAAAGCATCGCCAGCGTTAGAAGTTAGGAAAGTGTGTGCGTTAGGCCGCGCTCTAGTTACCGGCATCGCAGCTCGATAGCCTTCCTCTGACCACTCTCGAACTTCATCGAGGAATAGCGCATCGGCTGATCGACCGCGAGCGCCATCTCTAGTGGCTGCTACAACATCGAGTCTGCGACCGTCTTTCATCTCGATCGACTCTGTACCATTGGCATATCTAATCTGTTTGACCAGCGCCATAAGGTTCTCGTTAGCCTCAAAGACATGAGCTACTTGCCTGAAAGTATCCAGAGCCATCGAGCGATTGGATGAGGCGATGATGATGTTCTTGCTATCCCATTTAAGCAGGTGGGCAAGAATGAGCATACGAGTTAAGTGGGTCTTACCGTTCTGCCGAGCCACTAGAAGCAGGTTCGTCTTGCGTATCCATTGACCCTTCTTATCTACACGCAGCATGTCCGTTAAGCAGAACTTCTGCCATGGCAATAAGGGCATCTTGATCAGTTCTGCTAGTTCAATTACATCATCGACCTTTGAAGCGCCCTTTAAGTAAGGACTGTGAAGCCTTGGCTCAGTTGCCCCTCGTAGCGATCGTGAACCTTTTGCCACCTTTAGTTACCTTCTGGTTCTGGTCGGGCGGTAAAAGGACTGTCTTGGTGGATTTCCGACCGCGTTAGGGAGAGGAAGGAAGGAAAGATAGGGGGGGTAGCCTTCTTACCTAAAAAAACGCCTTGATTGCGGCTACCTTTTGAACTGTTGCAGCTAGTACAACAAGCCACAGCGTTCTCATAACTCACCACTAGATCAGGTGCTTTGCTTATAGGGATGATGTGGTCAACTGTTGTGGCAGGTTGTTGACAATAGAAGCAAGACCATTGGTCTCTTGCTAGTACCTTTAACCTAAACGCTTTGTAGTCTCGCGTTAGTCGAGGGTCTCCACGCTTAGCCATGCTATTGCCAACCCTTAGTCTTTAGATGATGTAATGCTTTGCAGTAGTCCGGTATCTCATAGTCAAGACCATAGCGCTTAGATACATAATACCAATAGATATAGAACTGATAGTCATAAGGCTTATTCT